AAGAAAAATGAAGAACGTGAAAATAACTATCAAACTGTTATTGAAAAGAACCAAAATGTAATTGAAGAACAGGCGAAAGCTTTCACATCTATTTCGAAGGATGTTAACGAAATTAAACAAAAGTTATTTGAAGGAGATGGGGAGTAATGAACAAAATAACTCAAGAACATATTAATAAAATAGTAGAAAATACACAATTCACAATTGAAGAATTTCATAATAAATTAACTGTATTAGTTGCTAAACTTCCGAATGGTTTTACTATAACAGAATCTAGTGGGTGTGTTGACCCTGCTAATTATGATGTTAAAATTGGTGAAGAAATTTGTAAACGTAAAATCATGGATAAAATATGGTATCTAGAAGGTTATCGACTTCAATGTGAATTGGGAGATGTTAAATAATGAATATTATTGATATCTCTAAATGGAACGGTAATATTAATTGGGATGCTGCTAAACCTAACATAGATTTTATTATTGCTAGAGTACAAGATGGTTCGAATTATGTTGACCCTAAGTATAAAGAGTATATCCAAGAAATGAAAGATAGAAATATATCGTTTGGTAACTATGCCTTTTGTCGTTTTGTTTCTGAAGAAGATGCACGAATTGAAGCTAGGGATTTCTATAATCGTGGTGATAAATCTGCTACCGTTTGGGTGGCTGATGTTGAAGTAAAAACAATGGATAATATGAAAGATGGAACACAAGCTTTTATTGATGAGCTTAGAAAACTAGGATGTCAAAAAGTTGGATTGTATGTAGGACATCATATGTATGAACCTTTTGGTATGAACCAAGTTAATACTGATTTTGTTTGGATTCCTCGTTATGGTGGTAATAAACCTATTTATCCTTGTGACATTTGGCAATATACAGAAACTGGATATGTTGAGGGTATTGGTAAATGTGATTTAAATGTTCTTAACGGTGATAAAAGTTTAGATTGGTTTACTGGTGAAGAAGAGATAGTTCAAGAACAAAGACAAGAACCACTTGAATATGATTCTAGTTGGTTTATTAAACAAGACGGGAAATTTATTGCTAACACTTCTATCAAAGTTAGACGAGAACCAAGTGTAAATAGTGAACATGTAAGAACTTTACAACCGAATGGAGATTTTTCATATGAATCATATGGGTATGAAAAAGATGGTTATGTTTGGTTAAAAGGTGTTGACGGTTTATATATTGCAAGCGGTGAAACTGTAAATGGTGAACGTGTTAGTACATGGGGTAAATTTATCTAACTAGAAAGGATTGGAATTCATGAGTACAGATATTAGTTTATATTATAGTCCTGATAAGATGCTTTCTTATGATAGGATGTTAAATTTTGTCATTGGAGGACGTAGTATAGGTAAAACTTACTCTATGAAATCCTATGCTGTTAGACAGTTTTTGAAACATGGTAAAATGTTTGGGTATATTCGTAGATATAAAGAAGAATTAAAAGGTTTGGAAACTTTCTTTGATGCTATTCAAAAAGATTTCTTGGATGTTGAATTTGAGGTAAAAGGAAGAAAATTTTATATAAATGGTAAATTGGCTGGCATGGCTTTTCAACTAAGTCAATGGCAATCATATAAATCAAAAGAGTATCCGTTAATAGATTTTATGATGTTTGATGAGTTTATAAGAGAGAAAGACAATAGTGGTTATATCCCTAATGAAGTTGAAGGTTTATTAAACTTACTTCACACGGTTTTTAGGGATAGACCGAGAACACGTTGTGTTTGTTTAAGTAATGCTGTTTCTATTATCAATCCGTATTTTATTTACTTCGGATTAACTCCTGACATAGATAAGAGATTTAATGCTTATGAAAGTTTAGTTGTTGAAATACCCCCTTCAAAAGAATTTGCTGATAACTTTAGGGAAAGTCGTTTTGGTAAATTGATAGATGGTACTGGCTATGGAGATATGGCACTTGATAATGAATTTACAGGAGATAATTATACATTTGTTGAGAGAAGAACAAAAGAAAGTAAATATGTTTTCTCAGTTGTGTTTAAAGGATTGATTATAGGAATATGGGTTTGCCCACGAAATGGATTAATGTATATGAGTCAAGATTATGATCCTTCTTCTAAACAGGTTTATGCAATAGTAAAAGAAGATATGGCTGAAGGTCGTACATTAATTAGAAACTTTAGAGATAATGGTTTCATGTATAAAATGTCTAGAGCGTTCAAAAAAGGTGAACTACGTTTCGACAATCAAGTTGTTAGAACGACAGGTTATGAGTTATTTAAAAAGATGGGTGTACAATAAAAGACAAAATGTGAGTTAACAAAATATCATCCTCTTCAATGTTTCATGTGAAACAATATCATAGAAAAGAAAAAGCCCCTCTTTATGAGGGGTAATTTGATATAATTCTAAGATATTTAACTGTTGCTGATAATCTTTTGTATACTTTAATTGTTTGTGAATCATGTTTTACCACATAAAAATCATTTAATAAATTGTGACTTACTTCAATCTCTTCAGTTCCTAAGAAGAATTTGTGAACATTGCTAATACCAGTAAATTTATTTATGTAACCGTGATACATTAAACCGTTTTGATCTAAATTTGCTATGAATTTGTTACCGTTTTTGTTTAGTGATTCTTTTGCTTTTTCTAGACAATTATCACATATCATATCTTCCATCCAATCCGCAAAACCGTTCATTTCCTTACATCCTTCACATTCAACCCAAATTACTGACATTGTTTGTTTCCTCCTTCATATTTATTAATGATTTCTTTTGTTACTTTTAAGTATTTTGGAAAGTCATGTGAGTACTTGAAACGAGCTATTTTTAATTCGTTTAGATATTTTTCTTTTAATAATTGATTATCTTTGTTCATTTGTTATTCACCTCCTTTAAAAATATTTCTTTGTTTAGTTGTTTTATTGTTTCTTGTTGTTGAGTTATGTAAACGTGTTGTGATTCACTTTTATTATGAGTATCAATAAGCATTATTGATATTGATAATAATGAACCTGTTAATATTATAACTGTTGTTAATAGTAAAATTATTATTTGAGTTGGTTTCATTTGTTTTGTTTCCCCTTCCAAATGTTATGTAATTCATATAATAACCCTTCAATTTGAACTGTTTGTTCCAATGTTGCTTCACCATCGCGATATTTTCTAGATAGTTCGATAAGCGCTTCTGTTAAAGTTAAAGTATCCATTATTTATTTAGCTCCTCTGCCC